ACCCGGCCACCAGCGCCGGATCGACCTCATCCTGCTGAAGGGCGGCAGCCGCCACCTCCCAAAGCTCCGACAGCGTGAATACGGCGAGCGGCACGAGGTTCTCCTCCATCATGGGGGGATTCGCTGCCGCATCGGCCTCGTCGACCGCGCGATAAGCGATGTCGGCAACCATGATCATCGGGTCTTCGGCGGCCCGAACAGCCCTGGCGACCTTTTCTGCCGCACCCTCCTCGTAAAGCTTCTGCATCACGAATGCGGACGCGGCCTGAAATCCCGGATCCGCCTCCGGGGCCTCCATCGCCTCGTCGTATTCGTCAGGCAGTGGCTGCGGCATTCCACCCGGAACCGGTCGATCGAGTGCTTCGTTGTTCATCTGTTCGACCTCCATTCGGGCCCGTAAATCGGTTGCGTGTAAGTCGGCTGGCGGTACCGGCCCGACAGATTGCTGTTCAACATCCGCCGGTCATCCTCCACCTGATCCTCGGCGGCCTTTGCCTGCATCACGCTGCCACCCATGTTCAGGGCAACGGCTTTTCCGTACGGCCCGAGGGAGCTCCACACCTTTCCTGCGCCACCAAGGACGCCGCTGAGAAGTCCACTGCCGCCGGATGCGGCTGGAGGCATGACCGCTCCGCCCACACCGAGCGTGGTTCCGGCCTGATAGGCGCCCGGGGCCAGCGACTGGACAATGCCGGATCCGGTCTGCGCTGCCCCGCCGCCGAGCAGGTTGCCAAGCAGGCCCGAACCCTGCGCTACGGAGGATCCGGCGACCGCTCCTGATCCCATACCCCAGCCACCGGCGAGGGACGAACCCGCGCCGGCGATATTGCCACCTGCGAGCGCGCCAGCTGCACCGGTCAGCCCGGACCAGGCGGAGGCGATACCCTGCCCGGCGCCGGCCAATATGCCGGTACCGGCACTGGCGCCTCCCATCGCCCCGAGCGCGGCCCCACCGGTGAAGTAGACCGCCGCGGCAATCATCAGCGCCTTGCCGATTTTCGATCTGGCGATCTTCTTGACTCCCTCCCATGCCTTGCTGACGACCTTCTTCGCGCCCTTGAACACCTTCTTCACGGCGCCGCCGATCTTCTTGACGACCTTGCTCACGTCTCGATACCTCGCACATAGCTCACGTTCGTGGATTCCCGGGTGAACCCGATGCGTTTGAGCAGCTGCACCATGCGCGGATCGGCTTCCGGCTCGAGTTCGAGGACCGCCACCCGGATGGCACCTCTGCCGGAAACCCAGCGATGGAAATCCCTCGCCAGCCGTACCCAGCCACCGGGCGTTCGCGAGAAGTGAAGTAAGACGCTGCAGACGCGGCGCTCGTGCCAGAATGAAGGGTGCGTGACCGCCGCCCACGCACCGACGACGCGCCCATCCACCTCACAAACCCGCAGATAGTTCTGCGGTGCCATGCAGTCGCGCGCCTGGGCGCGCATCGCCTTCCGATCGATGACCACGGGTAGTGGATTGATCGACACCGACTCAACGGCGAGATCCACCACGACAGGCAGGTCCGCGATTACAGCCGGACGCACGATCATCCGACACGGCCGTAGGTCTGATTGATGCGCGCAATCTCATCGTCATAGTCGCGATATGCCTGATCGCGCTGCGCCTGCTTGGTGAAAGTGGTTGTCTCGGCGCTCGCGTCTATGTTCGAAAGCCGGTTCGAGAGGTTCACGCCCGCCTGCATGACGGCTTCGCGGTAGGCCTGATCCCGCGCAATCGCCTCCTGGGCATCACGAGCCTCACGATTCTCCGAGGAGGTGAACTGCTGGGCTGCCGCATCACGATCCGCCGTAAAGTCCCGATCCATCTGAGCCTGACCGGCAGTGAATGCCATCTCGGCCTCCTGGCGTAGCCGTGCTGCCTCGATATCCATGGCGCGAAGATCACGGTTGGCCGCGCGATCAAGCGCACTCTCGCCGCTCGCCCATACCTGCTGGTCCCGCTGCAGGGCGAACCGATTCAGGTAGTCTTGGTTGGCAAGTCCCTGCTCGAGGAACTGCCGGGAATCCTGCTGAGCGACCGGTAGCGCATTTCGGATCATGGCCTCCTGCGCCGCTTCGCCCGACAGCGTCGAGTTGAGAAGCCCGCGACTGGCGGCGTAGCGCTTGCCGGATTCCGCAGCCTGACGCATCAGAGGCGAATCGGACTTCAGCATCGCGTCGAGTTGAGCGGCTACTGTCTCGTCCGCGCCGATGTTGCGGAGCGTCGGGTTTGATCCATTCGGATCGAAGGTCTCGTTGAACTGGAAGAACTGGCCACCGGAGGACGCCGGCCCTCCACCGCCAGGCGTCGCGCCGCCTGCAGTACCGCCCACGACCGGAGCCACCGGTAGCTGCTGGGTTCCGTCAACGCGTGGCGCGCCAGGCCGGTCGGCATCTGCCGAACTGCCGGGAATAACATTCCCGTCCTTATCGTGGGTACCGCTGCCCTGCCAGTTGCTGGTGTTGTCCGGGCGGCGCTGACCGCCGTCCGACCCCATGCCATTCATGTCCGGCTGAACACCCGTGCCGTAGGCCCAGGCTCGCTCCTGCGCCGTAAGCGTCGTGGGGTCAATGTTCAGCCGGGATCCGTTGGTGCGCAGGAATTGCTCCCGCTGGCCCGCCGTCATGGACCCGTCCATGAAAGATTGGTAGCGGCGCTTGTCGAGGTCGCTCCACCCTTCCTGCGAGCCCATCGTCTCGGGATTGAGCACCTGCCCCTGCCGGCCGACCTCGGAAATATCGTTCCGGCGCTTTGAGGCAGCCGCGCTGATGGCGCGAGACTCATCGACAGAAACCTTGAGGTTAGTTCCGTACTGAAGGAGGTCGTTAAGCTGCTTGGTATTCAGCGTGTTGACGTAAGCCCCCGCGGATCCGTAGCCGTCGAAGTCCGTAATACCCGCCGTCTTGCGGTTCCAGTCAGAACTCTCGTTCGCTTTCTTCGGGGCAGAGAGCAAACCGCTTTGAGTCTGCGTCGGCGCTTGGGGCTGAAGCGCTGTCTGTCCGGGCTGGACAGCTGGCTTTGTTGCCGGTGCGGGCGGTGACTGCGGAAGCGCAGCGTTGTATTGCGCCTGCGTGATCTTCCCAGCGGCAAGCTGTTCCCGCGCCCACTTACCGTCATTGCGTTGGAGATTGTGTACCAGCCGCTCGTCCGTGGTCATGGTGGCCCACGTTTTTGCGCCAGAAGTCGCGGCAGAAGCGGGCGTGGGCTTCGGCGCGGGAGTCGTGATCTGCCGACCGTCAGCGCCCATGCCGTTCATCGTGACAGTGGGCTTTGGTGCGGGCTGCAGTGCCGGTTTTGGAGAAGAAAGCAGTCCGCCGAGGCTCTGCGTTGACGTCTGCGGCAGTAACACAGTCTGTCCGGGCTGAACAGCTGGCTTCGGTGACGGCGCGGCAGTCTTCTGCCCGCCATCGGCCGCCATCCCATTGGTCGTCGGAGTAGCCTTCGGCGTGTAAGGCAGTGTCGGCGGAGTACCAAACTGTCGGCCTGCAATCTCCAGCTTCGATTTCGGGAGCTGGCTGATCGCAGGTGCCGGCACTTTCTTCTGTGCCGTCGTAGCCAGCAGACCGGCGCCGGGCTTGTAAGCCGCCTTCGTCGCTTCGATCTGCTTCGCGAGTGAGGGATTACGGGCGAGGTAGTCGTTGAGGTGCCGCTGGATCTGTGCGATGTCCAGGTTGCCAAGTAGCATGTGGGACTCCTTATGACCTGTGCGCGATCTTGCGCAGGTCCATCTCCACGTGGATGTGCGTTTGCTCGAGCACTACATCGAACTCATCGGTAAGCGCCTCCCTGATGGCATCGACCAGTTCGAGCTTTGATCGCTCTTCCTCGACCTCCCACGTACGCAGATCAAACGCGAAGCCCGCGTAGTGGTACGACCCAGGTGAGTGCACTCCGTCGGTAACCGAGGTCAGCACCGTATCGATTCCGCGCGCGGCAAGTACCGCGTCGCAGACCATGATCGCCACGACGATCTCGGGCTGGATCCCATTGAGCGTTACGCCCTTCTTGAGCGCGACTGGCATCTTTTGTCTCCTTTTCTGCCGAGTACCCGGAACAACGGGTACCCGAACCTCACTCCCCAGTAGATCCACTGTCTCCGGATCCATGGCGTTCCCGCGCGCTTGAGAAGACTCACGAAGTACTGGTCGACGATTTTCCGCCACGAACGATCGATCTCACCGGCATTCATCAGGTCATAGAAAGCGTCGTGGGCCAGGCTGGCGTACACCATGTCCGGCGTATCGATGGCCGGTCCGCTGCCGAAGTCCCACTCGTAGCCCGGGGACAGCAAAAGCTCTCCATCCTCAGCGAGCAGCACATGGGGCAGTACACAGATACCGCTACGTACCGGCGTACGGAAACGAACCGGAGAGGTCAGCTGGGCATATCGACTTCCAATGAACCTGAAACTCGGGCTGTCCGTGAGGATCACGTCGCCGCGTAGCCTGGACATCAGGTGATGAGCCCCACTTCCCGAGCGATGTACATGCCCAGGGCCGCGATCAGCGCGGTAATAGCGTGCGCCATCCACTTGACGGTCACGTCCGATTGCGCCGTCAGAAGGGGAAGCTTCTGCTCAATCGACTGGATCCTAGACTCCATTTTGGTCAGAGTTTCATACGCACGATCCAAGGCCTGATGACCCTGGGACTGCCGCTCCTCGATCAAAGCCAGCCGCGTTATTGCTTGCGTGAGTCCGGTGACTGCGGTTTTGACGTCCACGAGATCCCGCTGCAGTGCTTCCAGCTTCACTGCAAGCAGCGACGGATCCGGCACTCGGCGGCGCTCCTCCTGGTCCCAGACTTCAGCAGACCCGCGATGGTCCTCGCGACGCTGCTGAGCCTTGTCATCTCCGATTCTCATGGCCTCATGCACGCGCTATCGGCGTCCACCACCGGTCGAACGTGCCATCCCTTCCCGGCTCCGTCGTGTTCGCATCGATCGCGGATTCGTAAACCCAGAGAGCACCGCCATCGTTAGGGTTGTCGTGCGTCACGCGATCGCCCATTGCATAAGCGTCCTGCGCACCGCTCGGCTGTACCCATGAATCAGGCGCGGGACCCGCAACCACGCGCAGCGGCGTGTACAAGCTGGTCGCTGTTTCAGGTGCCCAGTCGGCCTGCGTGGTGTGATCCTGAAGCACGCGGTAAGGGACATCACCTACGCGTACGATATCCCCGGTCTTGAGAGCAACGCCGTCGCCGCTCCACTCGTCGTAGAGGTAAGCAAGGGTGGCCTTGTCGGTATCAGGAAGCGCTTCGATCTTCGTGGCGACCGTCTCCTGTAGCGCGATGCGATTGGCGAGTTCAAGCGCGGCTGCCTTCAACTCATCACTGGACGGCGCCGGGACCACGACAGCTGGAGCCGTCCACGTCGAGCCGTCCCATGACCAGCCGATGCCCACGCCGGGGTTGCCGCTGATGTCGATCCACGTTCCCGTCTGCTCAGACACCCACTGAGCGTCCGCGATGACGACGTTCGTACAGACCCCGTTCTCTACCAGAGCATATTCAGCCATTACTCAAACCACTCGATGATCACTTTGCCGGATCCGCCAGCGCCGCCCGCCCTGGCAGCGCCCCACTGGCCTCCGCCGCCACCGCCGCCACCGCCAGCCCCGGAATTTGCCGCGGCGGCAGCGCCGTTACTTGTGCTGCCCTGCCCGCCTGCTCCGCCGTTTCCTCCCGGGCCAGCGCCGCCCCCACCCCCACCGCCGCCGCCGTAGGAGGTATTCCCCTGGTGCGCGCCACCGGCGCCTCCTGCGTGTCCGAATCCACTCTCGCCGCCGGGAGCGGTCGTATTGGAACTCTCTGAACCGCCGTTCCCCCCACTGGGTGTCACTTGCAGCCAAGGGCCGCCAGCGACTGTCGCCGAGAAAACTCCCGCATTCGCTGGTATCGAATGGATCTGGGCACCCGGTTTTCCACCTGTCCCGCCGTTCGCATACGCGCCGGCAACACCTGAAGAACCACCCGTACCGCCAGTGCCGCTGGAGGCTGCACCGCCTCCGCCGCCCGCCCCGACCGTCACTGCCGCATTTCCGCTCACTGGCACGGGATGCCGCACGATGACCTGCCCAGCACTTCCACCGCCGCCGCCGGATCCGTTGTTGCCAGAGCCGGATCCCCCCGGACCACCGCCGCCTCCACCACCACCGCCGCCGAATGCCGTCACGTAAATCACATCGACGCCAGCGGGCCTTACCCACGTACCTGAGGCCGTAAATGTCTGAGACTTGGGTGTGCCTCCGCCGCCGCCCAGCAGTGTGGATAGATCGGTTGCCATCAACGCCTCCTAGGGAAGAACCATCCAGTAGCTGGCCGTCCCCGTGTATTTCGCCAGCGTGATCCGCCCCGGCTGGGCGAGATAGACCGATGTGTCATAGCTGCCGTTCGGCAGATAGATGCGAGTGGCATTCGCGTAGGTCATGTATCCCCGCACCGTCGAAATCGTCACGATGTCACCGACTTGCCACGAGGCGTCGTTCAACGTGTAGGCGGCGCCGCTTAGAGACCAGTTCTGGATGACTGTGAGATTGCCTTGCCGGGTTGGCGAGAAGGACGCGGGGTTGTAGTAGTAGGTGGTCTTGTCGACACCGAGCTCGTCGTATGTCGGCTTCCGACCCTCGTGGTAAACCTCGTAGACCGAACCCATGGACCAGCCACCGACTTTCAGCTTGTTGTCGGTGTCCAGGCCGAAATTGACCGCGTATGCGCCCGCCCGATGGAAGGTCATCAAGGCGGCATTCGAGACGTCTCCTCGCACGGAGAAGGTCGAGTCGTTTGCCGAGGCGAACGCCGCGTTGTTTGTACGAGTCGCAATCATTCCGGTCAGAACGCCACCCGCGAGCGGCAAGTAGTCATGGCCATGGCCAGCGTCCGACTTCCCATCCAGCGCAGCCTGCAGCCCGGTGACATCGCTAATCGCGTGACCATGCACGAGGTCTGCCTTGGTGCTGAGATCGATGGTGCCCCAGATCACGTCGTAGTCTGACGCGCTGTTCTTTACCAGGGCCTGCCCAACGGCACCGCCTCCCGGTATCGCGCGAGAGATAGGCGCATAGCCTGACACCGGGAGATAAGCCGCAGTCCACGATGACCCGGACCAGATGCGCATCTCGCTCGCCGCCGTGTTGAAGTAGAGCGCCCCAGTCAACAACGGATCGCCGTCATTGTCCGTTGCGGGATCCGAAGCCTTGGGTCCGAGGTACCGGTCGTCGAAGCTGTCGTAGGAAGCCGCGGCCGCAGCCTCGCTTGCGGCGGCGTTGCTCTCGCTTGTGGCCGCGTTACCGGCCGAGACCGCCGCGTTCGTCTCGCTGATTGCCGCGTTGGCAGCGCTCGTGGCGGCCGAGCTTGCGGAACCCGCCGCGCTGGTCTCACTCCCAGCGGCTGCGGTGGCGCTTCCCGCAGCATTCGTCTCGCTGATCCCTGCGGCTGTCTCGGACGCCGCCGCTGCCGCTTCCGAAGCTGCAGAGTTGGATTCGGAGAGCGCTGCAGCCACCTCACTTGCGGTCGCATTCGCTTCGGAAGCCGCGGCGTTGTTAGCCCGCGTGAGGGCCGCAGCCGCAGATCCCGCCGCGGAGTTGGCAGACCCGGAGGCTGCCGTTGCCGACCCGCTTGCACTCGTGGCACTGGTAGCCGCCGAGGAAGCACTGTCCGCTGCGTTCGTCGCCGAAGTGGAGGCCGCTGATGCACTCGTTGCCGCTGCCGCCTGAGAAGCCGTAGCCGCGACCTGGGAGGCCGCAGCTGACGTCTCGGAGGCATCCGCTGCCACTTCTGACGCCGCGGCATTGGTCGCACTGGTGGCCGCCGCGTTCTGGCTCGCGAGGGCCGCAGTCGCTGATGCCGCCGCGTTCGTTGCACTGTTCGCCGCAGCCGCCTGCGAGGCGCTGGCTGCCGCCTGCGCAGCCTCCGCGTTCGCCACCATGGCGGCCGTGGAGGTGTCGAGCAGGAAGCGGGTGCCATCATAGGTCGCGCTCACCGGCATACCGACCAGGATGTCGCCCGCCCGAAGCGCCGTGCCGTCCTGCCTGCGGAGGTTCTTCACGCCGAGACCGTTGACGTTCAGCGTGCTGGCGCCAGTGTTGGCGTTGGCCGCGAGGAACCGGACCTGCAAACCCGCCGTGTAGGCAGACGGCGCCTTCGACAAGGCCACCACGTAGGCGTTGGCTGCTCCGGTATCCAGCGCGTGATTGGCCCTTCCCTGCGCCAGCTGGTCAGCGCTGGGCAGCTTGTCGAAGCCGACCTCCACCGCGTCGAACTTCGCGTCCACCGCAGCCCCGGAGGCGGTCTCACCGGCGAGAAAGCGCTCTCCCACGCTCGCGTTGGAGTAGTAATCATTGGCCACGGCGCTGCCTCCGCACGTCGAAATGCGTCGTGTATCCGTGGATCGTGTGCTGCTCGGCCGTCGTCGACGCGGTATTGATCACCAGACCCAGATGGGTGGCGGTGCCCGCGAGCCAGAGGTGTGTCATGTCGAGGATGGGTGTCCCCCATGCGAACTCGCCCCAGCGATCGAATTCCCAGAGTCCACCGGCTGAGAGCGCCGTGATGATTGCCTCCGGCGTGACCGCCTCGGCCACTAGGTGGCGGGGAATCAGCGACGACCCGAGATTGAATGACGGCAGTACATACAGATCGACGGCAGAGTCGGCCAATACGTCGAGGTACAGATGCCTGAACCGCTTTCGGACCGAGGGTCCACCGAAGTGGTTGTAGCCGAGCGCCAGGTAGGTCTTGATCTCCTCACCCGCGAAGGACGTGCCCGTATCCAGCCTGAATACATTCCCGGCGTCATCGGCGAACACAGTCAAATCTCTGCCGGGCTCCAGATCATTGCCCGTCGCCGCAAGCGTGATCGCCTCGGGAAAAATCGTGGTCGATATCCCGACCGGCGTCTCGCCGTTGAAGGTTGCGACCACTCCAAGGCCGCTTTCCCAGTACAGGCGATACTCGTTGGCGTTCTTCAGCGCGATCGCCGCGACCGGCTCCGCGTCCTGCAGCCGGAACAGCGGCGCGATCTCCTGCGCCCAGCTGCCGAACTGGAAGTCCGCGAAGGCCTGTACCGTGCTCAGGCTCGTCAGTCCCGTGCTGGACTTGAATACCGGCGTGGTGCCGATCGTCGCGATCGTGTGCGAAGCGATGCCTGCGTTGGATGAGAAGTCCCGGACCTCGAAATTATCGACGCTGCTCCCGTACAGCAGCTTGATGCTCTCCTCTCCTCCGATCACCAGCACGCCGCCGGCCACCTGGGCGAGGCCGGTAATCCGATCGGACACCCCGAGCTCACCGGCGCCGCCGGCGGCGGCCCAGCCATCGGGATTGCCCAGCTCACTCCACTGGAGCGAACCGGCCGGAATCCCGAGGAACAGATGGTTGGCGTGGATATCGATGAACGTCGCCCCGGAAGGCGCTGCGGTGATCTCGGACAGCGTGGTCCCGTCGAACTTCCACGGCTTGCCACCGCCGACCATGAACAGGTTCTCGCTGGCCGCGAGCGCGTAGAAGTTCCCGGACACGAAGTCGTGCCGATCGAGCGTCAGCCCGGAACCGACATCCGTCCACGCGTCCGAATCAAGACGATAAAGATGCCCGGCACCTGCATTCTCCCGAATGCAGTAGACCTTGCCCTGCCAGACGGCCACGCCGAGAACGGGGCCCGTTCCCGAAGGCGGCCCTCCGCCAAGGAGCTCATAGCCCTTAACCGAGCGGTATCCACCCGTGATGGGTGTGTCGTAGTTGATCGAGAGGATCGAGCGTCCGGGATTCACCGAGTTGGGGTTGTTCACCAGGTCCAACCCGCCGCCCAGCCGCGTGTATTCGGTCTTCACGCGAGAGGCCCCGGCACGTTCACGCGACTCATGGTGTCGCGTGCAAGTCTCGCCAGCATCCGCTGGTATTCGATATCACCCCGCTGCAGCACTTCGGGCGCGTTGTCATAGAAGCCGTATTTGCGCATGCCGTCGCACACGAGCAGGAGGTGGTACCGCGCGGGGAGTGTCGGAGCCTCATCGTTGCCCGCCATCGGTACCGGAACCCGGTAGTGCTCGTATGCGAGCGCCCCGTCCTCAACTGGTTCAGTCGCCAGAACGAGGTTCCCATCCGGTCGGATACTGCAGGCCGTCGGTCGCGTCGATCCGACGTAGGGAACGCCATACTGGCGCTCAAAAACCGGCCATTCGATCAGACTGACCGGGTCACCATCCAACCGGAGGGAATCGCGCCGGAGTGTCGTGCTCGCGAGCGCGTAGGTCCTCGTCCCGGCGACCACGCTGATCTCGGCCGGCTCCCACATCCAGTACCAGTCGGGTCTCAGCGCCTGCAGCTCGAGCCAGGCATCGTTGATCCAGTCGACCCACAGACGGTCCTCACCGGTCGCGGTGGTGACGGAAGGCGGCCCGCTGCCGGAACCGCCGCACTCCTGCCGGAGCCGCTTGCAGAGCTCCAGGAAGGTCACGGATCAGGCGGCCTCTGACACGATCCGAGTCGGGTAGGTGGGCACGTCACGCTCGGTGCCATCGGCGCTGCGCACCTTCTGTTTTGCACTGAGCAGGATCTGCGCGACGCCGCGAGGCACCTCGACCTCGACGCCGCGCTTGATGCGATAGCTGCGCCCGTTCAGGCCAACGTAGGCCGGCTGCCGGTCGGAGTCGCTCTCCTCCACGACAACGCGCACGTAATCCGCGGGCTGATTCCCCGGGGCCTTGCGCTTGCGGGTGGTCTTCTTGCGCGGCGCACTCGATTCGCCGCCCAGCTTCTCGACGATGGCACTGCGCAGCTCCTCCTCGGACAGCCCCTCGGCGTCGATTCCGAAGACTTCCGCCTGCGCGAGAAGCTCCTCGTATCCCATAGCCTTGAGTTCTTCGGTCATTTCACTTTCCCTCGCTCATAAAAAAGGGCGCCCGGAGGCGCCCGTCAGGGGGTATGGACCCATCAGCCCAGGTCGGTGACCGCGCACTCCAGGCGGCATAGCCATGCCTGATTGAGGATCATCGCCTTGTGGTAGGTCTTCCAGCCGACCGAGCC